TCGACCCAGCCGGCGAAGTCGAGCCCCGAGAGGGTCCGATCCTTCGGGTACCGGTCGCGGTCGGTCAGCAACAGCACCAGATCGCCGCCGGCACGCATCCAGTTCCGGGCACCGCCCGCCGTCTGGCTCAGGTCGAGGTTGTCGCCGGGCCAGATCGCCGCGAACGGCCGCGAGGCGTGGATCTCTTGCGGGCCGTCGTCGAGAAACTCAAAGAGGTGGATCTTGGCGTGGGCCTGAGCCTCGTCGGCCACGCCGACCCGGCGCCGAAAAGCCGTCGAGGTGGCGACCAGCCGGCGCAGGGCCAACACGCTCCGGGTGATCGGGCCCTTTGGTTCAAACGAGGGTTCCATGTTCAGCGGCCGGGGCGTTTAGTGCGTGTCGCGTGGCCCGTACCGGCTCGGCCGGGTCCGGGCGTAGAACAGTTGCCAATCGTGGGGCGTTTCGTGACGGATCGGGCCCTGAAACGTCCAGGGCCGGTCGGGGCGATCGCCGTCGCGGAGGATCGCGTCCCCGGTCTCGGGGGTGGGGATACCAGAGCGGTCCGTGTCGGTCGACCGTAGGGCCTTGACCCAGATTTCCTCCCGGTCGACCTCCCCGATCTGGGTCCGCTCCTCGGGGTTTTTGACGTACTCGATTTTGACCGTGACGGTCCGCGAGCCGCCGCCGTGAACCGGCGTATAGGTCACCTGCTCGGCAAAGTGGTCCGTGTTCAAAAACGGGCCGGTCCGGGCGTGTTGGGCGCGGGCTTCTTTGAAGTTGGTCGGGGTCGTCATGGGTCAATCATCAATCATCGATCAAAACGGGCCGGGGGCGGAGACGTACCCCCGGCCCGCCGCGTCACAGAGGCAGCCGTCAACTCACGCGGTAGCGAACGCGGATTCGCTCGAGGTAGAGCGTAGCCAGGACGTCCTCGGCGATGACGCTGGAGGCCGCACCCTTCTGGATCTGGGCAAACAGTTGCAGGTTGCCCGTGTAATTGCTCATGTCGAAGGTGGTCAGCCGGGCGACCGCCTGGAGGTTGAAGCGGGGATCGTCGACGGCAAACAGCGTATTGGCCTGGCCACCGAGGCTCGGACCCGGCGAGACCGTGCGGAGCCCGCTGGCCATGTCGATCGTGAACCGCTTGACCGACGTGCCGAGGACCTGGCCGGTGGCGACGTCGTCGTTATCGTTTACGCCGTCGTCCGACTCGACCAGGACGTTGTTGTTTCCGATGCAGCGGAAACACGCCATGGCGGCCAGCACGTCCGGGTCGTCGTTCCGGGCGGTGCAGAGCCCAAAGGCCACGCTGATCGCGGCGTGGAGGCTGGCGGTCGAGAGCTTGGCCCAGAAATCGACCTGCTGGATCTTACAGATCGGATAGGGCAACTCGTCGCCGGTGTAGAGCGCGGCGACCTGGTTTTCCAGGTCGGCGGTCAGGTTCAGCTCCATGAACCCGTTATTTTCCAGCACCGTGGGCGGCGCGGCCCCGGTGATCGCGCGGCGCCAGGGGGAGCCGTCGGCGGCACCCACAAGCGGCGGCACGCGGTCGCCGTCGAAAAGGAAGGTTTTGTCGATTACGTTGCTCATCGTGTTAACTCCCGTGTTGGAGTGGACGTGTTTGGGTCACCGCGGGGGAGCGGAGGAAATGGGGACTACGCTCCGTTGTTGCGGACCACGCCGCGGTAATTGTTAATGGCGGCGGCGAAGCGGCCCTCAAACTGCCAGAACCGGCAGTTGTTTTGAGGGTTGTAGTAGTTTCTGGTTTTCATCGACTCGAAACCACGCTGATGGGCGTAGACGATCGAGCGGGCACGCGCCGGGTTGGCGAAGCCATAGTAGATCGTCGCCGAGTTGGCGGCCAGCATCGGCTCGACCTCGAACTGCACCCGGCCCCGGAACGGCTCGGTGGTGATCGCAATGATCGGCGTGATGTTGAGCGTGGCCAGCAGGAGCTGCTGGGTCACGGTCTCGATGTCCTCGGGGATCAGCAGGAGGTTTATCGTCTGGGCCAAGGGGCGTCCCCCGAGCCCGGTCTGACGGCGCAACAGGAGCCGCATGGCGGCGAGTTGGACCGTTGTGGGAGCGGCACCGGCCGCAATGTCGTTGCCGTGGTTGGCCAGGTTGAACAAGGCGAAGCCGTCGACGCAGGCGGGGTTGCCCGTCAAGATGTTCACGCACAGCCGGTTGAGCGTCTGACCATGGGCCGCCTTTTTGTCGGCCATCGCGTCGGTCAGGGCGCCCAGGTTGTCGTCGACGATCATCCGGGGAGTGAGACCGAACTCGTCGCCATACGAATCGACGGCAATCCAACTGTAGTCTTCGAGGATCTCCGACTGCTCGAAGTTGTCGCCGTCGACGTGCAGCGGCATCTCGCCGAACTCGCCATAACGAACGAGCGTCGCCGGCTTGAAGTCCGGCAGCGGGGCCATGCGGTGGGCCCAGGTCTGGTAGGTCGTCCCGACGAACTCGGGGGCGGACTCCAGGGCCTTGTTGGCCAGATTCGAGAGGATGTTTGGAAAGTCGCCCGGCGTCTGGGCCGGGAAGTCGGCACCGAGGATCCGCATCGCATCGGGATCGCCCAATGCGGCCCGGGCGATGTCGTCGGGGTCGCCAATGGGGGCCCGGCCGATCGACTGCCGGAGGCTCTCCTTGGCCAGCTCCAGGGCGGAGCAGTGCCGGATCTCGCGGGAACCGGCCGACAGCTTCGCGGCGTCGGTCTCGATCCCGCAATGGAAGGCCAGGGCGCCGACCGCGGCCTCGTTGAACTTGTCGGCCTGGGCCTTGCCGGGGACGGGGGCGATGGCCCCCTGGTTCTTAGGAATGGTCTCGGTGGCCTTCGTGAGAAAGTCGCCGACGGAGGTCCCGGCGGTGATGGCCTGCTCGACGACCTCGGCGTCGATCCCCAACAGCTCGGCACGGGCCTGGATGTCGAGGATCCGCCCGCGTTCGGCGGCGGCCGAGGCCGCGGCGATGCCGGGATCGGTGTGCTGGACGGTGGGGGCCAGAATACCGAGGCCGGTCTGAAAGGTGGCGACGGCGGGCGAGAGTGGGGGCACCGGGGGCGCTGCGGGCGCCTTGGCCTCGAGCGCGGCCAGGAGGGCCTCGGTCTCGGTGGGCTGGGTTTGGCCGCTCGTCTTAAAGTATGCGGCCAGGACGGCCTCGGCGACATCGTGGGACGCCGCGGCGTTGAGCAGGCCCCGATCGATCAGGGCTTGGCGGATTGTGGGGTCCATTGCATGGGCTCCTTGGGGTGGAAAAGGTGATTTGTAGGGGTCGGCGTCGGCGTTGATTGTGGCACGGAGGGCGGCGAGCTCGGCGTCGAGGGTGCCGACGCGGTCGGCCAGGCCGGCGGCGACGGCCTTCGAGGCAATTAAGAGCTTGCCCTGGCCGAATCGTTCCTCGACCGTGGCCCGGTCAGTCCGGCGGTTGGTGGCGATCGACCCGACCATCAGCTCGTAATAGCTATCGACCTCCTCCTGGAGCGTCTCGCGGGCCTGTGTGGTCAGGGGCTCGGTGTCGTTTGCGTCCGCCTTGTAGCGGCCGGCCTTGACAATCGTCCGTTTCACGCCGGCGGCTGCGTCGGCCTTAGAAAACTCCGTATGCAGCGAATAGACGCCGATCGACCCGAGCTCGGCGGACGGGCTGGCGACGACCTCGCCGGCGGCGCTACCGACGTAGTACGCAGCCGAGGCCATAAGGTTGGTCCCGACCGCGATCGTCGGCTTCTTGTCGCGGGCCTCGCGGACGGCTTGCGCGGCCTCCTCGGTGCCGTAGACACTCCCGCCGGGCGAGTCGATGACCAAGAGGATCGCCTTGACGGCCGGGTCGGCGGTGGCTTGGCGGACAGCGGCCCGGAAGAGGTCCGTGCTGGTCCCGCCCGAGATCCTCATAAAGAGGTTCATCTTCGGGGCCATCACGCCCTGAAGCGGGATCACGGCCACGCCGCCGAGGACCTGGTACAGCTCCGCCTGTTGATCGTCGTCGTCGCCGTCGAGGTCGATCTCGATCGAGTCGTCCGCGCCGATCCGGCGGCGGACCTCCTCTGGGGTAAGCCGCTCGCCGTTGGCCCGCAGCTCCAACACCGCGGCGATCTGTTCGAGCTTCCGCGACTCGATCGCCCAGGGCGTCTTGAGCGCGGCGTTGACGACGTTCTTGATCTGGCGGGGCGTGGTCACTTGGCGGGTGCCTCCTCTTCTTTTTCATCGCGGGCGGCGTCGGCAACCGCCGGGTTAGACCCGGCCGCGTCGATCGTGACGCCCCGCTTGGCGGCGTAGGCATTTTCAACCGCAATCTGATCGATCACCCGCCTCCAGTTCTTGCCGCGGGCCGCGCAGATTTCCTTGAGGGATCGCTGGCCGCCGCGGCGTGCATCGTTGTTGGCCGTGACCTCCTTGATCGGGTCGATCTCTTCCCACCCCGGCGGCTGCAACTCGATTCGCGACCAGCGGCGGGGCTGGGCCAGGAACTGCCGCGGGCCGATCGAACGGATCAGACCCAGGCCGACGAGCTGCCGGGTCAGCTCACGGCGGACCGGCAGGCAGACCTTGCGGCCGAATAGGCCCTGCATCGGGCGGAACGCGGCCCGGTCGTCGAGGTGGGCCGCACGGGCGGCGACGTAGGTTGTGCCCGAGTAGTCACGGGTAAGCCGGTAGGGCGAGACGTTCCCGCCCATCGACATCAGCATCAGGATGAGGCGAGTGAAGACACCGGCGTCCCGGTTGGGACGCTTGGCCTCGATCATTTCGACCTCGTCCTCTTTGCCGACGTGGCAGGTGATGCCGCGGCCCAACTTGACCCGTGCGTTGCCATACTCGTCGGTCCCGTCGGCCTCGGTCCCGTCGCCGACAAACCCCATGCCAGAGCCCGGGCTGCCGGACTTGTGCAGCAGCGTAAACAGGGCCCCGATGTTCGCGGCGGTCAGCTCCGCGCCGAGGTAGTTGTCAAGATCCTTGGCCGATTGGGTGATCGAGCGATACAAAGAAATGCCGCGGGTTTGCGACGGCCGGCCGGGCAGTTGCAGGTGGGTCACGCGGTCGGCCAGGATCCGCTTGCTGTTGGCCGCGGCGGTGTGCGTGTCGCCGGGGTGCCGATCAAACAGCCAGTAAGCGATGGGCGTCCCGTCGCGGGCGAACTCGATGCCCCGCTTGATCTCGGTCTGGCCGCGCCCGGCCTCGCGGTCCATGTTGGCGTCGAGCTGCTCGGCCTCCAGGATCTGGTAGCAGAGCGGGCAGAGCCGATCGGCCCCGCGCTTCGCGCACCGTAGCAGAAGGACCTCGCCGGTGTGGAGCGTTTCGCCGAATAGCTGGCGTTGCATTTCGGGCCAGGCCAGGCGGCCGGTGACGTCGGCCTCGGCCTCCCACTCCTCGGCCAGCTCGTCGGACTCGGCGTTGAACTCGTCGTCCAGCTCGCCCTCCGCGATCCGGACCGCGGCCGTTGTGAGGATGCCGGTGCCAATGATGTTATCCAGGAGGGCCCGGCCGAGGGCACCGATCGCCGGATCGTTCCGGTCGAGGTCGCGGATGCGGCGAGTGAGCAGCTCCCAGCCCTCGGAGATCGCGGCGTCGCCCGAGAAGTTTTCGGGCTGCCAGGTCTTGTTCAGCCGGTGGATCTCGCCGCCGCGGTAGGGTGCGGTTGAGGCGACGGGGCCTTGTTTTTTGAAGAGGCCGGCGAGGTTGACGGGGAAAGGAACCATTGGTCAGACATCAAAGGGTTCGGCCAAGCGGAAGCAGGCACCGTCGGCGCCGGAGGCGGCCAGCTTGGCCTTCAGCGCGTCGCGTTGGCGGAAGAGGCTGTCGAGGGACGCACCGCGGAGGCGGTCCGGGCCCTCTTGGTATTCTTCCCAGGCGTCCCCGTTCAGGCGGCACGCAATCGCGGCCTCGACCAGGGTGAGTAGCTCGGCGTCGGTCATGCAATCCACGGTAGGGGGCGCGGGGGCCCGATGCCTAGCCCAGTTT